ATCAAACGGAGAATGTAACATCCCTATATAGTACCAAACTCATTACTCAAATATAAAGTTATACACAGGTACTATTTACACACACAACAGGAGTGATATACTAAGTACAGTATGGCGATGCATAGCTCGCCGTACTACCTGCCCACAGCAAGCGCACACTCTTCAACGAGTTCTCCTCTTGTCTCCCAAATAAAGCAATCCTATTTTAAATATAGATAAGTCTCCAACCTTGGACAAGACAGCTTTCAATAGCAATGTGGGCATATGTACTGCGAACAATGCAGACAACAAATTAACGGAGCACAGTACCTGTATAAAAAGCAGTGGATATGTGGGGACTGTAATCAAATTTTAGATATTAAAGAACATGGCAAAATCAAACCCAAACGGAGCCAACCAATACCAACTAGACGCTAGACAAAAACTTTGCTGGGACTTCTACACCAATCCTAACGGAGAAACTTTTGGAAATGCAAAGACCTCTGCTATAAAAGCAGGGTACACAGACGGTAGTGCAGACACGATAACACTTACAGACTGGTTTTGTGGTAGGCTGTGGCGGTTAAATTCAGTAATGAAAGGAGAAGAGAAGATGAAAGAACTCATGGAACTGCCACTAAAAGATGTTAATGACAGAGTCGATGTCGGAATAGCCCGAATACAAGCAGACCTAGCAAAATACCTTACTACCACACAAGGAAAGAACGAAGGGTACTCTTCTCGAACAGAACTTACAGGAGCAAACGGTGAAGCTATACAAGTACAAACCCTTACAGAAGAAGACAAGGAACATCTTTCATCACTTTTAGTACATGACCACGGAAGCACTCAATAGAGTAATTAACGGTACAAAGCAAGAACGCGTATACCTTTGTGGTGAATCATTTGGTTTGTTTTGCGTATACTACTTCCAAGACTATTTTAAATATCCCCTAGCACCGTACCACTACGATTTTATACAGGACATACAAGACTTAGCAGACAATACAATACGTGAAGTTGTATGGGTAGGTTTCAGAGAAAGTGCCAAGACTACTTTTGCTCAGTTAGCACTTATTTGGCTTATTTGCTATGACCGTAAGAAGTACATAAACGTAGACGCATACAGTGGTAACAACTCTGAACGTTCACTCTTTGATGTAGCCTTTCAGCTTTTAAACAATCAACGGCTTATAGCAGACTTTGGAAACCTGTACTCAAAGGAACGCAAGTTAAACGAGATGAAGCAAAACAAGATAGACAACTTCACTACTTCAAATAATATCCGTGTTGAAGCAAGTACCACACAGATAGACGTTCGAGGAAGAAAACACTTTGAATATCGCCCCGACTACCGCTGGCTAGATGACTTTGAAACAATGGACACAAAGGACAGTTCAAAGGTCACTCAGACTATAAAGAATAATATGTCCTCTGCTATGGGAGGAATGGCTCCATCTGCATCAATTCTCTATACCGCTAACTACCTTACTGAATACGGGAACGTACAGTGGCTTATGGACAGAGCTAAAAACGATACAGGCATACGCATCCGTAACATTCCTGTAATGATAGACAACGTACCCACATGGCCTTCTAAATATGCCCTTACCGACATACAAGCAAAAGAAGAAGGAAAGGTATCTATTGAAGACAAGCAACGACAACTCGGATCACTCGCATTCTCATACGAGATGATGAACAACCCTGTTGACGAAATGCTTGCAGAGTTTAAAAAAGGATTTGTTGCGTTTGAGACAGAAGAACAACTTAAACAACGTGATACCTCATGCTATATCACCATTGACAGTGCGGTGAGTGAAAAAGAGAGTGCAGACTACACAGGAGTCACTATCAACAGGATATCCACAGAGAACAAATGGTACATAAAGACATACAGACTAAAGGTCAACAGCAAGGATTTGATTGACCACCTGTTTTATCTAAAGAAAGAATACAACCCTACATTCATAGGACTAGAGGAGACTACGTTTACAATGGCTATTCAGCCCTTCTTAGAGGAAGAAATGCGAAAGCGCAGTTTATTCTTTTCTGTAACACCTGTTAAACATCGAGGTATAAACAAAGAGACACGCATTAGAGGACTCATACCCCGTTGGGAGAATCGATCTATCTTTTTAGTAGGAGATAACTTAGAATTACTAGACGAGATGCGAGTATTCCCTAATGGACAACATGATGACGTTTTAGATTCCCTCTCGATGCAATTACCTCACGCTCGTGCTCCATTCCGACCACCTCTATCACTTCGAGATGAAGAGAGTGTGACGAACATTGCAATATAATGTGATACAATTATCTAACATGGCAACCGCTACTAAAAAAACTCCTGCATACACTTTAGAGATGAAGATAAACGGTGAGGTTTTTACGCGTACCACAAATGATTTAGACGAAGCTATACAAGACTTAAAACCTGAAATGGTATATATAGAAACATACGTCACCGCTACGAAAGGAAAAGCAACATCAGAACGAAAACTTAACCTCATACAATCACGGAAACTCTTTAACGATGCTATGTTCCGACAGATATTTATAAACAATCTACTTCTTAACTAAACATGGAACACCAAGATGTATTCTCGTACATAACTACTGAATCAAACAACTGGCGTACCGCTCGTATCCCTATAACTAACTCAAAAGACTGGAATATGTACGAGTATATTCAGCGTTGCAAGAACGTATCAAACGGATGGTATCACCAAGGTAAGAATGACGGGATGCGACCATACAACGATATTGTCACCCCTATTATCAACGTAGCGTTCCGTTTGGAAGGCTTTGATGTAAAGGACATTGTACCGTTTGTAAACGATGCACAGAACTACTACAAGTCATTCCTTGTAAAGAAATATCACCCACAGTGGGCACGTAAACACGAACTCGACACATTCATTGACGAAGTAGTTGAAACCTCAATTATCTACGACCTTGTTCTTGTTAAGAATATAAATAATGTACGCCCAGAAGTAGTTGATTTAACTACCCTTGCATTTTGTGACCAATCAGATGTACTCGCAGCTCCTATTTGTTTAAAACACCCGTACACTACCGCAGAACTTAATGCCTTTAGAGGAAAATGGGATGATGAAGCTATCGACATGGCTATTACGCAAGCCACAGCAGAAAAGAAAATAGCTATTGCCGAAGACCAAGTGGTAAAGACCCATGCAAAGTACATAGAAGTGTTTGAACTTCGTGGAGACTTACCAGAGGTATGGATTAATAAAGAAGCTAAGGAATACAGCTATACCCCACAGATTCACATCGTCTGTTACTACACTGACAGCTCAGGAGCAAAGACGGGCATCACACTCTTTGAAGGTAAAGACAAGCCACTAAAAGATAACTTTAAAGCTCTTAAAATTGACCAAGTACGCTCAAAGGGTCGTGCGTGTGGCCGTTCTATTGTAGAGACACTCTTTGAACCGCAAGTATGGAATAACTATGCAGGCATCAAAATCAAAGACCTTCTTGACTCGGCTCTCACCGTGTTCCAGTCATCAAGTGACCAATTTGGAAACCAGAAGCTCTCTGACTTGAAAACAAACACCGTCCTTAAACATGAACCAGACCGACCTATAACTAAACTTGATGGAACACTCCAAAACCTCCCTGCATTTTCAAACTATCAAGCAGAAATGGGAAGCAACGCTCGAGTGCTTGGTTCTGCATCAGAGGGTGCACTTGGTGTAAACCCAACATCAGGCACACCGTTTGCTCTTCAAAACCTCATCGTACAAGAAGGACAAGGTATACACGAATACAGACAAGGCAAGATTGCTACGTTCTTTGCTGATGTGCTCTACCGTGACTGGATACTCGGTTATATTGTCAAGGACATGAACGGTGGTAAAAAGTTCTCTGAGGATTTAACACTAGACGAGCTACAGGAGATTGCAGACACTATGTCTATGCGTTTTGGGGAGGAACAAAAACTTAAACTAGTACTTGCAGAAGAAGAAGTGACGCAAGAAATTATAGACGAACTCGTAAAGCTCAAGAAAGGAGAGATTATGAAGCGAGGTACTCGAGGCTTCTTTGAAACTATTAAGGGGGAACTCGATGATTTACCTCTTGACGTGTTTGTGAACATCAAAGGAAAGCAACGAAAAATGGCAGAGAACGCTGACAAAATCACTAACGTACTGAGAGAGATTATTGCAAACCCCCAAGCGTTCCAGCAGATACCTGGAGTTGGAAAAGCATTTAACGAACTCTTAGAGGAAAGTGGAATGTCACCAATCAATTTTGCACAGTTCACTGAATTACCAGAACAACAAATAACCGCATAAATATGGAACTAACAGACTTACAAAAAGTAAAGATAGAAGCCTTCTGTGCAGACAGAGAGATGTACGAAGCAGTACGGTGTGTGCTCTTAGCAAGCCTTTACTCTCATGGAGTTGTAGAAGGCAAGGAACACAACCCGCTAATCAATGGAGCGTTTAACCTAGTATCGTTAGCAATGGACAATCCAGTACCAGACGAACAACTAGGTGCGCACATTAGAGGCATGTGGTCAGGAGTGAACATNCTCAAGAACGGATTCGACAAGCTAGAAAGCATCAAGAGTGAAAAACCAGAACTTATAAAGACAAACGTTAATATCGCAGAATAATATGTTAAGTAAAAATATAACAGAAAGTGGAATTGTCCAAACAGGTCATGGGAAACTAAACAATCTCATTATCAACAGTCACACATCAGGAACAGTCAGAATCTTTGACGGAACAGAGACAGGAGTAGTAGCAACAACAACTCTTACACAATCAGTAGGAGCAACAGTACCAGCAAACTACGGTACATCAACACTAACCTCAACAGGTAACAGTGTCGCATCAACTCACGCAGTATCAGTATTGACTGGTGACGCTATCGTAGCAAATAACGTAATGGTTATCGGTACACGAACATATACATTCGTGGCGACCTTAACAGGTGCAGTAGATGAAATCTTAGTCGGCGTAACACTGACAGCAACCTTGCTTAACGCAAAGAACGCTATCAACGCAACAGCAGGTGTAGGGATGCTCGGTGTGACGTATGGCTTTGACACAGTAATCAACACACAAGTACGAGCAGTAGCATCAGACGCGACAACTCTTACAGTAAGAGGAATAGTCCCTGGAACATCACTCAATACAGTAGCAACTACAGGAACAGCACTACGGACAGTATGGGCGGATACAACACTCGGTGGAGGCACAGGAGCTTCTGACGCAGGTGTAACTACAGGTGCAGCTACCGTAACTATCGGAACAACAGTCTACACTCAAGTAGATGCCTTGTCTGAGACTTATGGAGCACCAGCAGTAGCGTATCAAGTTCT